ACACGAATAACGGTGGATACAACGACATTGATATTTCACAGTTTAACCATCCAGTCAAATCAATCTTTTTTGGATATACTACAAAGTCCGCAGAAGTCGAGGCGGATAGATTTACCTTTACGTCTGCAGATATTCAAATCAATGGTACACCACTTCTCGAAAACATGTCGCCATTGTACTTTCACATTGTTCAAAACTACAATCACACGAAATTTGGTATTATCCAATACGACGAAACGGAAAATTGTCCGTTTTATACGAGATATTTTGCATATCATTTCTGTATGAACGCATCTGATTATAAACCTACAGGCACGTGTAATTTCAGTCGTCTAGATAACGCAAAGCTCATTTTGAGAGGTGCTGCGAAGGGGTATGATCGAGCGGTTTCAGAGGAATTAAGCATTTATGCACTTGGTTACAATATTCTACGCGTCGATAAGGGTATGGCTGGAATTCTATTTGCAAATTAAACAAATTCCAAACATGGAACCAATAAAAAATATATTACGCGTTATCCGTAGCGGCTAACACGACAACACCCAAGATAAAGGCTAAAACTAGATAATTACATTCAGTTTCTTCGGGACCTGAAGGTTCTCGTCGTGGTCTCGGTCGATGTGTTTCGACCTGATGAACCACGGGTGGATCTTCCTCGATGGGACAGTATCCTATCATCTATGATATACTCACAGATTAATTTCGGTTTTCTTCTTTCTTCTGGTCCTCTTGGGTTTTGTCGTCGCAGAGACAGTGACTTCCTTCACTTCACCACCCGTGGATTCTCCTGAAACCGAGACGATATCGGACACGTCATCGTCTTCCTGGAGTGGTTCCGGTTCACGCGTCGTCGTCATGGGCGACGTATTCATCGGTGGTGGTGGAGGCATCATGATGCCTCCCATCAGCTTAGAGATATCGATACCCGGGCCCTGCATTTCATATTGTCCATCATCCGAAGACGGAGACGGGTTGGTATTTTGTTGTGCCGTCGATTGAACGGCCTGAACCATATTCTTCATGAGATCTGGGTTTTGTTTGATGACATCATTCATGTTTGGAAGCGCCGCTTTCATCATCGAAGAGGTCAAGTGGAACATCATCGCAGAACCACCGAGCATCATAATGAGCTTAATTTCTGGTGCAACGTTGACCTTGGTTCTATACTTAACGTACAGTTCCTCAAACACATTATCGTAGTCGTCCTGATTTTCCATGACGGATTCGCTCCAGCCATCGAGATGCAGTTCAAACGGATTGTATCTCTTATTCAAGAATTCAAGACCCGTGACACAGGCGATAAGCATACGCTTACTGAACTTAACAGACTGTTCAACTTCGATACTGTAGGTCACGCGCTTGACTTCAGTTCGCAATTCTTCGATTGATGAGTACGCGTTGAGTCGCTTATTCACATTGAATCCCTTCTTTTCGAGTCTCGCGAGCTTGTTCAGAATATCTGCCTTTTCTTCATCTACAGAAGTGAAACCATTCGCCGGTCGCTCTTCTTGTTCTTCTTGTTGTTCATACATACCCGCATCACCTTCGTCATCATAAAACATGGGTTCGTCTTCACCGTAATCAACTTCTTCATTTTCGTGTTTCGGGGGTGGGGCCTGTTTGTTCGGGTTCGCGAACGCGTCGATCTCTTCCTGTGGAGCAGCCCTGGGTTGAGGTCTTCTGGAAGGACCGGGTGCCGGGCGTCTCGGCATTTGCATTTTAGGGGCGGTAATATGAATTTCGTCCATGAGTGCTTGTTCATCTGCATCAAGCTTCATGACTGTCGCATTTCCTCGGTCGAGAACAATCTCTTCGTCCATCTACCCTTTAACTTGAAAGTAATCAAAAATCTTTAACGCACTTTACAAAAAAATATCAGTAAAGTATAAATGTTCAAGCTCAATCTCAATAAAGCCGACCGTGGTGCCATTATGGCTATCCTGGCCATCATCGGTACCATCTACTTGCTGTCTTTCCTGAAGTCCCGCCGAAGCGGTTACCAGGCCAGACCTATCACGATCAAGCCGAAGTCGGAAAAGTCGATCTTTGATCTTGATCACAAGCTCGAGTGTGTGGCTGGTCCTCAGAAGACCGCTGGGTATTACAGCCGATCGCTCACGCCGGGTGGTGTGTGCGGTGCACAAAAGGTTGTCCGCGACCACGGCGATTACGAAATCGCGGATGGAATCGGTGGTGTTTTAATCTAGGTGTATAATAGTAAAATGGCACTTATTACGGCGCCTTCCCCGAGTATTCCGGATATTGATTACGAATTTCACACGATCACTGTCGATAGTGTTGGTCAGGACAGTGCGAATACTTTCACGGTGTACCTGAACACTCCACTTCGAAACGTTGTACAAGCAAGACTTCTCGGTGCACATATTCACACGACAGACACCACTGAGCATTGTCATGTGTCTATCGCCGAACTCGATTCTATTTTCACGGATCGGGCATCGAAGGATCCACCACAATCTGTTGCGTCACAGCCAGCGCTTTCTGTTTTGAGAAACTCGTTTGCGTCGATTATTAGTAAATCAAACGTTCATTCGGGTGCGAATGATTTGATTGTGTTCAGAGATAACTACCCCATTGTTACGCAGTATATCGATCCAATCAACACGATCGATCGACTCACGGTGACGATTCGTGACCAAAATGGTGACACTATTGAGGATGGTGCCACAGGCGATAATTTTTTAATCATTCGATTTGTATGCAGGAAACCCAATATGCGGAGCTTTTAGACAAAAATAACATCCAGGTAATGTAAATGTCTTCTGGTATCGTTCAACTCATCGCGATTGGCGCACAAGATGAACATATTATGGGCGAACCAGAGGTCTCGTTTTTTAATTCTTCGTTCAAGAGACACTCCAACTTTTCACAATCCCTCGAACAACAAACCATACAGGGAGCTGTGAATAGTAACTCTATGTCAACCATCCGTTTCGAGAAAACGGGTGATCTTTTGGGATATGTGTATCTCACGATTGATGATCACACACAATCCCTCGATTCACTGAACTGGACGACCCTCATTGAAAGCGTCGAGCTTTTAGTGGGAGGCCACGTCATCGATACACAAGATTCAATCTTTTGTGAAAAAATTGCGATTGATACGTTTGCAAATAACGTGTCTAAATCGTCAAATGGACCACATCCCGGTTTGAGCTCTCGATCGTATTTCTATCCGTTACGATTCTTCTTTTGTGAAAATCCTCAGAGTGCGATTCCGTTGTGTGCGTTACAATATCACAATGTCGAAGTGCGTATTCGATGGGGTCCGGATGCGAAGTTATACAATTGGGAAGCGTTTGCCAATTATTATTATTTAGACAACGAAGAACGCGCGACCATGGCTTCACGAAGTCATAACATTCTCATTCATCAAGTCCAAAAGAACATTCCTTCGGGTGAATTGATTCATGAGTTGAGCTTTAATCACCCGGTCAAATATATCGCGTGCTCAAACACGAGCTATACGAGTGCGCTAACATCAGCATCAAATAAAGTAAAAATAAGCATTAACGGCACGGATATCGGTGTGTATAAGTGGGCGAGACCACACTACATCGATGTTTCTTCGTTTTATCACACAAATTACGTGACGTCGCCCGACATCTTCTTACATTGTTTCTGTCTCACGACGAGTCTTCTACAACCCACAGGAACGCTCAATTTTAGTCGTTTAGATTCAGCAATGATACATAGCGAAACCTTACCAATAAACGATCCAATTTATGCGGTAAATTACAATATCCTCAGAATAAACAATGGTATGGCTGGTCTCATCTACGCCAATTAAAATACGAGATTATATAAATGGTGAAGAACTTGAGTACCATCGATCGTTCAGAGAAGATCAGGCTCGGTAAGAATACGTCTGATTACCAACCTGAAAATACGATCGTACTCAATGCAACTCCGGAGGTTTTTCCGAGTCTCACGGCGAACTCGTTCTACGTAGCACCACTACGGTACGATTTCGATCAGCGTGCAACATCGAACACAATCGTATATAATTTTGTAACAAAGGAAATTGTGGATATTGGTCCAGGGTCTCGTGTAAGTTTAGAAGATGTACTCATCACGGGTAACGTGACGACTAATACAGCTGTGTTTAATAATACGTTTA